TTATTATCTTCATAGTTAGGATTGTTTATAATTTTTCCTGTCGCCTTACATAAAAGTTTAGGGGAATTGTATGTTATTTTTAATAGAGATGTTAAGTTGGCTAATGCACTCTCATAATAATAATCTAACCTGTCGTTATCCTCCCAAAATAATTCCCCCTCCTCGTTTACATATTGATATTTCCTTGTTTCCATTATATAGTTTTCTACAAGCGTCCCTAAATCATCTTCAAAATATTCGCCTATTGAGTTATAATTGAAATCTTTTTTATATTTTTTATAGTTTAGTCCCCATTTTGAAGCATCCTGTAATATTTTAATATATCTTCTTTTCGTTTTTGTTTGCATTGTTATAGTTTTTAATTAGTTTTTAACTCCATATTTATAGAGTTTATTATTCTTATTGTTTTTTGTGTTCCAACATTGTTGGCTGGCACAACTACTAACAAATATTATTTTGTTTGGTTTTGTTTATTTGTTTTTAAAAGTTTTCTTATTTTTTCTAATTCTTTTTTGGTTGGATTATTTGCTTTATGTAATATCCATTCATTTAGTTTCATTTTGTTTGGTTTTAATTAGGAGGAGGAAATGAAGCTCTACTTATATTCCCGTAAGTCAAATAAAGTTTTCAATGAACTTAATCCTCGATTACTTACCTTATCGCTTATCGGTATTACTTCCTTATTTCTTCCCCCTTATATATTTTTATTATTAATATTCTTTATTTTTAATGGCTTCGGCTTTTTCAACAACTTCAAAAATTAACTCTTTTAATTCGTCAAGTGCTTCCGTTTTATTTATATACTCTGTCCCTTTGTCGCTATCTCGGTAGCCGTCCCATTTATATTCTTCTTCGTTGGCTTGATCTTCTCGGTTATATAATTCTTCTTCTAAATCTTCGTCAAAGTCATTTAAAAATTTTATAAGTTTTGTAAGTTTTGCCATATTATTATATAGTTTGTAATTTATTTAATCGTTTCATCTTTTCGTCTATCGGCAAGCTGTCCCAATCGGACGGCTTTTGCCAATCTGGAATTTGGCTTTTCATTGTAGCAAATACAATCCTTTCCTTATATTTTAATTTATCTTCTTGGCTTTCGTTATTACTTGTTAGATCCCCCATTAATAAAAATGCTTTCATAAAATTTGTTGGGTCGGTCTTTGTTGATTTTTCGCCTTTGCCGTTCATTAGATCTTGCATAAATTGATTATCTTTTTTTATTGCTTCGTCCCTCATTCCGTAACTGCATTGCGTCATTTGTACGGCTGTACTATGTGAATAGCGATCTTCGTTTTCGTACCATTGACCACCTGAAAAAATAAATATCGGATAATAGCCGTAAGATTTAACAACATATATATTGTTAATCCATTCGCCTGATAAATTATTTGCTTGAAATTCTGTTCTACTTAAAACAAAATTTGCACTTGCTTTATTACTTGTTCTTATTCCCATAATGATTAATTTTAGTTAATTAAGTTTTATTTAATAATCAAAGATACTTAAATACTTTAAATAAACAAGCTATAAAGTAATAAATATTTATCTACACTAATAAAATAGTTATAACTTGCTGATACTCAACGACTTACAAGCTTAATTTATAATCGTTCTAAATAAGTTTTGTTTATTGTTGGAGGACAAAGCGCAGGCATAAAGCGAGGGAAGGCCTCGCCCCTTTAAATATTAAACGAGGGAAGGCGTACCCCTTGCGACCTTGCGAGGTGGTCAGGTGTCCACCCATACCCCCACAGAAAAAGCCAAAAAGTTGGCAGAAAAAAATTCAAAAAAAAGTCAAGCAACTAAAAAATAATCGTTTTCCTTTTACCCACCATCAACGTATAAGGTAGTATTACCCTCAACCCCCATGTATCTAAAAAAATTTTATTATCTTTGTTAAAACAATAACCATGAAAAGACCTATTAAAGATCCATCAACATCTAACTACGTAGACGGTCTATATATAAAAGACGGTCGACTAATAAACGAAAGACCTCCAGGACAAAGCGGTATAGCCAGAGCGGCATCAATTAAAAGAGCTGTCACAAACGACAGAAAAATTAATCAGATAGCTGAAGGCATAGAACTTGCTGAGAACAAAAAGAAGTGGAGAGAGCTTGAATTTTAAAATATTACATTCCCAATTTATTCTGTTTTTGATTTAGTTTTGAAAAGGAGTTTCTTAAAAGGAACTCTTTTTTTTATATCATCTTTTATTAATTGTTTAATTTTTTATAGTTATTATTTATATTATTATTAATATGACTATTATTGTCATTTTTATGACAGTTTTATGACAATAATTAAATATATAATATATTGATAATCAATAAGTTAAATGTAAAATGACAGAAATGACAGTTTTTTTCCAATAATTTTGTGTAATAAAAAAAGAAGAAATAGAAAAAACACTATAGCTTAAAAAGCAGGAACAAAGTTGTCATTCCGTCATAGGAATTTTAAAAATATATTGTATCTTTGTTTATGTACGCTGATAGAATGAAATCCTTTAAGCGATATGTAAAACATATTACTACCATTAGTTTTAAAAAGATAAAAAAGAAATTAAATATATTTAAATGCCTATAACCAATTCGCCTCAAAAACAAGGCTACATTCCTAAAGACCTCCATTTCGATAAAAAAGGTAGAAGAAAATTAATGCAAGGAATAGAATCTATTGCTAAGACTGTAAAGAGTACTTTAGGCCCACGCGGTAAAACCGTTATCATAGAGTCGACTGATCATCTTGCGGGAATAACCGTTACCAAAGATGGAGTGACTGTGGCGCGTGCAGTTTATTTAGATGACCCCGTTGAGAACTTAGCTATTAAGATGATGAAAGATGCCGCCAACCGTACTTCTAATGAAGCGGGAGATGGAACAACTACGGCTATTGTTTTAGCGGAAGCCTTTGTAAAGGCAGGTGAAACCCATATACTACCCTCAAATAATACTGCCCAAGTAGTACGTTATGTAAATCAAATAATAAAAGAGGTAGTTAAAGACTTAAATAAGACAGCAAAAAAAATAACGCAAAGTAGTTTGTTAGATGTAGCAAAAATTTCAGCGAACAATGATCCTGAGATAGGACAGTTGATCTATGATGCGTATAAAAAAGTAGGACGTGATGGAATTGTTACCGTAGAGCGTTCCCAAAATCATGAGACATATGCGGAAGTAACAAACGGAATAAAAGTAGATAGAGGATACTCATCTAATTTGTTTATTAATAACCAAAAGAAAGACGAGTGTATTTTAGAGAATGCGAAAGTTTTAGTGTGTGATCAAGATATAAGTAACATCCTTCAAATAGAAACGATACTTAAACCTATCATTCAAAAAAATGAGACACTATTACTTATTGCCGATTGCGCTCCCAATGTAGTAAATACATTAGCCGCTAATGTGGTGAGAAATAATTTAAAGCTCTGTAATATACCTACCCCTTCATTCGGCTATAAGAAACATGAGCTACTACAAGATATTGCCCTTACCTTAGGTGCTAAATATTTTTCTGAAAAAACAGGTGATGATTTAACCCTACTAAATGAAACAGACTTAGGACATGCTGATAAAGTAATTATAGGACAACACTCTTCGGTGATGATTAAAAATCAAGAACCAAGTGAAGAACTTAAACAAAGAATAAAAGAACTCAAAGAACAACAGAAATCTACTACTGATGCAGTAAGTAAAAAATTTATAAATGAAAGAATAGCGAGCTTAGCAGGTGCTATAGGCTGTATTTACGTAGGCGGTAATAGTGATGTAGAGCAAAAAGAAAAATTTGACCGAGTCGATGACTCGGTATGCGCGGTGCGCAGTGCTTTAGAAGCAGGCATAGTCCCTGGTGCAGGACTTGCATTATATTCAGCTTCTAAAAAATTAGTTAATAAAGAGATTGATTTGGATTATATGAGCGCTTTTAATATAGTAAAAAATGCTATTACTAAACCTTTAGAACAAATACTTGTTAATGCAGGAATAGATCCAAAGAAAATAATCTCCTTAATTGAAAAAGAAAAAAAGGCTAATTTCGGATACGATGTAAAAAATGAGAAGTTTGGTGACTTATATAAGTTGGGGGTAATAGATCCTCTTAAAGTAACTAAGAACGCATTAATAAATGCGAGCAGTGTCGCTACTACAATTTTAAGTACCAATGCAATTATAACTCACGCACGAATTAAAGATTAAATATTTTATTATGACCAAGTTTAAAAAGTACAAAAAAACCTTAAAGAAGGAAGGGAGTCAAATCTTTTCCTGGAATCATGGTTGGACTTATGTAGCTACTATCTCTAATGATCAATTAGTTGTACGCGAGTATATCTTTTGTGATGATAAAGGTAAAGAACATACCTCTTCAGAAGATACGACAAAACATATTGTTTATGTCGCTAATGAATTAGATTTAACTATAGTAGATCCAACTAAAGAATGAGGCCAGTAGGAAAGTATATTATTATAAAAAAAATAAACGAAGAGTATAAAACAGATTCAGGAATATTACTTTCCTCCGAAGATGTTTCTTCTTTACGTTATCACAAGGCTGAAGTAGTAGAACCAGGAACTAATGTTGATACTATTAAATCTAAAGATTTAATTTATTTTGATAAAGCAGCTGGACATTCGATGATTATTAATGATGACACCTACACGATTATTCAAGAAAGAGACGTAGTAGTTGTACTATGATCGGTTTTCTTGATTGATTTTTTTCATATAGTTTCTATAGACCTTATCTCTAAACTTAACATCATGTTTAAAAATAGGATTGTTAACGTAAGATTCTGAAAATTTTTCACCATTTAATTTTTTATATACATTATCTATCATGCGCTTCCCTGCATAGGTTAATTCATAGAGGGCAGCTTGTTTACCCTTTTTTTCTCTCCATTTATGTATCCACCCTTCTTTTATCAATCTATAGAACCTATTAGAATCCCACGACATGAGTTCATTGAACTCTTCAAATTTTGTTTTATTAAATAAATGTTCGCTATATAAGAACAACATTAGATCTAAATCTCCAGAAGATATAGCATATTTCCTTTTAACCCAATACTTTACTACTTTCCAGTATTTTAAATAATCATTAGAGGGTTGTTTACGCGAAGAATTATTGCGCACGGGGATGCTCATAAATTTTATTTAATTAAATTGTTATCTTTGTAAAGATACAAACAATTAAAATAATGGCGAGGAAAATACAGTTAAGTATATACAATTCTTCTCCCTCCACAAAGAGACCAGGTGTCCATTCTAAGAATAGACATACTAAACAAAAAAATGGTAAATATTATAAAGGCACAATGTATCGAGGACAAGGAAGATAGGATAACAATTTAAAAACAATCATATTATGCCCAAAGGATTAAGAGTAAAGAAATATAACAGAAAAATAGCTGCCGCTGAAAGAAAAGAAGGCAAAGCTAAAAAGCTAATGCAAGCAGCAAACAAAGGATTAAAAAGCGGTAAATTAAATGAAAAGACTGCGGGAGCTATGAGAACCTCAGCCGTAAGAAAAGCAAGAGCTGCTCAGAGAAAAAGAGGAAAAGTTAATGTGCATGGCTTGTCTGAAAAGCAAAAGAAAAAACAATCTCAAAAATTACATGGTAAAAAAGCCACTAAAGTAGCGAAGCTCAAGGGTAAAAGGGAACGCTTAGCTGGTTCTGCAAAAAGAGTTGCTACCAGGTCAAAGCATTTAACCAAAAGAATTAAAAGAATAACCAAACGTATAAATAAATAAAATTATGAAAAAAGTAAAACCAAAAAGATTACTCAAGAAAGGTTCAAAGGCCTCCAAAAAAGCATTAAGAGCAGTTTATAAAAAGAAATAATAATGGGAAATGGACATAAAACAGCTAAACAGCTGATTGCAGAAAGAAATATAAGATTGGGACGTACTAAACCTAAAAAACCTAAAGGAAAATGGAAACCAGGTGACCCTAAAAAAGGGCCTTCAGGTCGTAGTTCTAACTCTGCATATTTGTTAGGAGGAAATACTCAAATGAAAAATTGGGTAGAATCATCAAATCAAAGATCATAACATGGCTAAGAAAAAAAAGAAAAAAGAAGGGGGAACTAAAGTAGGTAATATTTTACGTTCTGTTAAAGCAGTATTAAAAGGAAATAAGGAGAGAAGAAAAAAAAGAAGAGCTGCAAGAAAATCTCACAACCCCTGGGATTAGCTCAAAATCAAAAATAAATTATTACTATATTTGTAGTATTATTAATTACTAAATTTTGTATTATGGCAAAACAAGGATATAACGCTCGATTAGATGAGTCATTAGGTGGAAGACACCGCGGCCATCACTCTCAATCTTTAAAAGACAGAAGAGATGAATCTAAAGCAATGTCTAAAAAAATCTATGGCCACGCTTATGGCGCGGACAAAGGAATGGGTTATAGACATGAACACAAACATGTTCATAAAGTAAAAAGTCACCTGTCATCTTTAATTAAAAAATAATTATGGCAAAGGATTGGATACAAAAAGCAACCAAAGGTATGAGGAAAGATAAGCCTTGTACTGGTAAAAAATTTGGAAGTAAATCTTGCCCTAAAGGTTCAAGGCGTTACAATTTAGCGAAGACCTTTAGAAAGATGGCAAGAAATAGATAATTTAATTTAAATTTAATATAATGTGGGGAAGATCCAAAAAAGCTACTACCAAAAAAAAGGTGGTAGTAAAAAAAAAGGCGGTAGCTAAAAAAAAGGAAGCTGCTCCTAAAAAAGCACATATTCATATCGATAGTAAAACCTATCGTCAAGTTGTGCCTCATGATGGAAGGAGAATTAAAAACATTCCTCCACCAAAAATAGATAAAGATGGGAAAATTACTTATTAGAATAGGCAAGTGGATTCAAGGAGTGTGGTGCAAGTTTCAATGTAAATGGAACTGGCTTATATCTAAATTATTATTTGAAGTGGAAAAATGTCCACACAAATTGTGTAAATGTAAATAAAATGAAATCTAAAGGCTTAGGCGATAGTATAGAAAAAATTACTAAGGCTACAGGTATAAAAAGAGTTGTAGACAAAGTAAGCAAAGTAACTGGAAATGACTGTGGGTGTAACGAGAGGCGTGATACCCTTAATAGAGTTTTTCCTTATAAAAAGTAAAGAGATTTTTAACCCTCAAAACATAAAATAATGGCGTACCCAAAAATAACCGTAAACACTGGAGTAGCACTACAAGTTATAGCCAGTGACACAATCCCAATACCAAACCCTGGAGTTCAACAAATGAGCGGAACAACCACCGCTACAACTACTGATAAATTAGTAGATGTAGGAGCAGATTTTACAGGTGTTGTTATTGGAGACATTGTATATAACACAACCGATAACACTGTAGCGACAGTAACAGCTATAGATAGCACAACAATTTTAGAATTAAGCGCAGATATTTTGGCTTCAGGAGAAGCTTATATTGTCTTTCTTGCTGGCCCTGACCAAGAGTCTTCTGATTCTGATGGGTGTTTATTATATGTAGGCAGTTCTGGAACAGATACCGCATTAGATGTAAAAGTAAAAACCACTGGAGGTAGTGTTGTAACCTTTACTCAGTTTCCAGTTGGAGACTATCTTCCTCTTCAAATATTACAGGTTTATGCAACTGGCACTGATGCCAATGCAGACAACAACTGTGTAGCTATTTGGTAATTTTTAAATAATAATAAGATGGCTGATAAAACAACATGTAGGATTCAGGTCTTAGGCAAAAACTTTAAAGGTAAAGTGTCTAAAGAGCAAAGAAAACAGATCAATAATTGCAAGATAGAAAAGATTAAAACCACTGGCAAGAAAGTTAAGAAATTTATAAAGAAGCCTGTGATTACAACAAAAGGTGGAGATACTATAAGTATTAGAAACCCAATAGTAAGAAAACAAAACAAAAAGGGATAAAATGGAATATACTCAAACACACACATGTTCAACTAACATTACGTTTAATTACGTTTATGTAGAAAATAAAAAATAATGGATAAAGGAAGTATTACCCCTAACAGTAAGTTTAGTTTAACAATCAAAGAATTAATTGCAGCTGGTATAGGGTTTTCTTCCTTGTTAGGAATTTATTTTACACTACAAGCTGACATTGCTAAAGCCATGGAGCTTCCGAAACCAGAAGTTCAAAAAATTGAGTTCGATTATAAAGATCAATTAGTGAGATCTACCATTGAGCAAACCCAACAAGATGTATCTACTATCAAAGAAGACATCGTAGAAATAAAAGGAACATTAACTAAATTGGATGAAAGACTCTATGAAATAAGCAAAGAAAAATGAAATTATGGATATTATTACTAATTCTACCTTTATATACGCTGCATGGTCAAAACTTTAAAGCTGATATATCCATAGTTCAATTTAGCGCTCCTTTTACTTCTGATGCCGAAATTTCCTTAAAACCATTTGACGATTTTCATATTTATAATTTCTGTATAACAGAAAAACCAGATATATTTAAAAAAGAAAAAATTAAATTTTTACCTACTGTAATTTTATATAACAATGGAAAAGAAATAATCCGAGTAGAATCGGACATTACTCTTTCATTACCCGAGGATTGTAAAGATACAATTCTGAAACATATTGATAAACTAATAGAAAGTAAATTTTAACATTATGAAACAACTACTCACATTATTATTTATGATTATGTCTTTGACTGCTCAAGGACAATTTTTTAAAGACCTGTATAAAGAACTATTTAAATATAGCACTCTTTATGTAGCGGGCGATATTACAAATTCTTATGAAGAACCTGTAAAAGATTATTTTGTAAGAACCAATCCAGATGGCGGACTTTATGATATACCAGAAGTGGTAGATGGAACAGATTACCATGAGTTTGATTATCGCTATGGATTCGGTATCAGAAAGTTAGCACGGTTTGATTACGAAATAAAAGACAAACATTATTATGATGGTTCGGAAAAAAACACAGGCTTGTCTGCACCTACTTCTGCGGTTAAAGGATTAGAATATGTTTTTCATTTTGAAAGAGAAAGAGAAAGAGATGAAATGTTTGAAAACCACAGATATTTTATAAGACATACGGGAAAGTACCATATTGTAAAATTAGAAAGCAGAGCTAAAGGAAATATAGATTTTAAATATAAATCGGCTGAAATACGAGGCAGGATTCCTATCGGAAAAAAATTCAGTTTTTCAGTTGGAGCAATATATAGGTCTCATCAAAAACCTTATGGTTACAACCCGATTGAAATTTGGTTAAACGAAACAGATGATAATGGTAATGCGGTAAATCCTTGGTATACATTAGGATTTGATTATGGATATGATGACCATTTTGTTACAATAGAATATCAAGGCTCAACATTATCTGATTGGTATTGGACAGATCCTGATGGTAATGTGGTAGCACATACAGATTTAGAATTTAGAGAGACAGTATTTACTGATCTTATGAATCGATACAATCAAGAGAGATGGGCAGAGTTAGATGCTTTTGGTGTCTTATCTCCAATCATCGGAATGGACTTTATACATTACAAAAATAACTTTTGGGTGCATTTCTATGCTAACTATTTACCTCCATATCATAAGTATATTCAAGGTGATGAATCTTTTAGTTATTTACACAGAAAGGGATGGGAAGCACAAGGACATAATCAGATGCACTCTGAAGGATCTGGGGATCAATGGAGTGATTATCAGGGAGGTTTAATTATGGGCTGGAAATTATCAAAAAGTATTGGAGTTTTTGTTGAAGGAGAATATACTAAATTTTGGGATTCAGAAATATATAATAGTTCAGTTGGATTAAATATAACACTTAAATAATGATTAGCGAACACGTAAGTAAAATTGAAGGAACAAAAAGTATTACAGCAATACGGTTAGGAATTGATAATACTCCTGGGGAAGAAGAAATGAAAAACATGAAACTCATAGCACAAAAAATATTTGAACCTTTAAGAAAATATGTTGGCGGCCCAATTAAAATTAATTCTTTCTATAGATGTCCTGCTTTAAATAAAGCTATAGGAGGAAGTAAAAAATCTCAACATTGTCAAGGAAGGGCTATGGATATTGACGACACATTCGATGTGATGTCTAATTCAACAATGTTTAATTGGATTCAAGATAATTTGTCTTATGATCAGATTATATGGGAATTTGGAGACGAGTATAATCCAGACTGGGTTCATGTAAGTTATGTAGACGAGAAATCAAATAGAAATAGGGCTTTACAAGCCTATAGAGAAAATGGAAAAACAAAATATAAAGTAATATGAGTAAAAAAAAGTTCAAAGACACGACTGTAGGTCAAATTTTATTAGGGGCTGCTTCAGCAATCAACCCTACATTAGGAAGAGTGTTAGAAGGAGTAACTTCACCTAAAGAAGCTTTATCGCAAATAACTAAAGCGGATATTTCTGCTGAAGATAAAATAAAGCTTCAAGAAATGATTTATGATCACCAGAATAAAGAAATGGAAGCTGTTACCAACAGGTGGCAGTCGGATATGGCTTCGGATAATAAATTATCGAAATCAGTCAGACCTTTAACATTGATTTTTTTATTTGTGTCTACGGTTGTGCTTATTTTTATTGATTCAGGATTTATTAACTTTGCAGTTGATGATGAGTGGAAGGAACTTTTAAAAATGCTCCTGATCACAATTACGGCAGCCTATTTTGGCGGAAGGTCGTATGAAAAAGGTAAATCTATTAATAAATAAAGTAAATGGCAAAAATAGCATCATATTCAAACGCATCGCCCGTAGTAGGAGCAGATAAGTGGATCGGTTCCGATTCGGTAAACAAATGGCAAACTAAAAACTTTACAGCCGAAGCGGTAGCGGAGTATATGAATCGCATTGCTGCTGAATCCCAATGCTTGAGATATGTATATAGTACAGCTGGTGCGCCAGGGACAACCCGTCCTACGTCCAGTATTTCTTTTGCTGCAGGTGGAGCGACTACGGTTGCTCTAAGTGGTATTACCACGATGATGTTAAGTAAATATGCGTTAAATGTAGGAAACAGCACAATAGATGTTGCTAATTGGTATACAGATCCATTAAAAGGTTCCGAGATTCTTTTAACTCAATGTGATAATCTTACGGTATGGGCAGTATATTCTTGGACTAATTCTGTTAAAGATGGGGTGGAAACTGATTTTTATGACATCTCTCTTACCTATAAAGATGGGAGTGGTAGCTTAACCGATAGTAAAGATTATTTTATATCTTTGCTTACGTATGATACATCAAGTACAAATGATAAATATTTTACTGCTGTATTAAATGGAAATGCTTCGACTTATACTATAAGTCACAACCTCAACAAGTATTGTTCTGTGACGGTAACAGAAAAAGATGGAGCTAACGACCCAACCGATGAAATAAAATGTTCGGTTGTTTATTTAAATGTAAATCAAGTCAGAGTAGATTTTGACACGACTTTTAACGGTGTTGTAATGTGTAATTAGAAAAAGAATTAAAAATGGCAATAAAATATTTAAGTAATATTAACTTATCAAACAATCAACTTACAAACTTTAAAGTTGATAATGTAACATCTGATCCTTCAGGACTCTCAGGCGAAGGTCAACTTATCTACAGAACAGATACAAACGAATTAAAATTTCACACAGGATCAAATAGCTGGTCAACTCTTGGAACGGGTTCTGGTTCAGGAACTGTAACTTCTATTACATTAGGAGCAGACTCAGGGTCTGGAACAGCCATAACCTCTGCAGGAACATTTACATTTACAGGAGGCACAAATATAACAACCTCAGTAAGTGGAACAACAGTTACAATCAATGCAGATCTTTCAGGGACAGTAACAAGTGTTGCAGCAGCAGCAGGAACTGGAGATAAAGCGGGTATAGCTATAGTTTCAGGTTCTCCTATTACTTCTTCTGGTACAATAACTATCGGAGTTGATATAGAAGGACAAACAGAATTAAGTGCAACGGCAGCAGCTGGAGATTATGTATTAATTTGGGATGCTGATGCAGATGCAAATAAAAAGATTAGTGTTACTAATTTAGTTGCAGCAGCGCCACAAGGAGATATAACGGGCTTAACAGCAGGAACAGCTATAGGTATTACGAATCCTACAGGGCCTGTGCCTACTATAAATAATACAGGTGTAACAAGTATAGTAGCTGGAACAAATGTTACTATTAGTGGAGCAACTGGTGCAGTAACAATTAACGCAGATACACAAGGAGACATCACGGCAGTAGCAGCGTCAACAGATAATGATCAAAAAGGTATTGAGGTTACGTCAGGAACTGGCCCAATCCCAGAGGTAGGAGTAAATATTATTGGGCAAACTAATTTGGGCGGTACAGCAGCAACTGATGATGAGCTTTTAATTTATGATTTAAGCACAACAACAAATAAATCTATTACAGTTGCTAATCTACTTGCAGCAGCTCCACAGGGAGACATTACAGCAGTAACTGCTTCAACAGCTAATGCTAAAAAAGGGATTACAGTTGCCACTGGAACTGGACCTATTCCAGATGTTGGTTTAGATATAATAAACCAAACAAATCTTGCTGCTACAGCAGCAGTCGATGATGAGCTTATTATATATGATCTTAGCACAACAACGAATAAATCAATTACAGTTGCGAACTTAATTGCAGCTGCACCTCAAGGAGACCTAACAGGTTTAACAGCAGGAACAGGTATAACTATAACCAGTGCTACAGGGCCTGTACCTACTATAACAAATGCAGGTGTAACCTCAGCGGTTGCAAGCACAGGTATTAGTGTAAGTGGCGCAACAGGCGCGGTAACATTTACAAACACAGGTGTAACCTCTATAGTAGCAGGTACTGGAATAAGTATAAATAGCGCTACAGGGGCGGTAACAGTAACAAATACTGTGACCAATACTAACTATACTTATGCTTTAAGTGTAGGTGCGGTATCTTCAAATGAAAGCACATTAACATTAACTGGTGGTGGAGGTGGTAGTAGTACTACTGCTAAATTCTCAGGTACTACTAATGAAATTGAAATTACAACTCCTTCTACTGGTGACGGTGGTGATATTACTATCGGTTTACCATCTGATGTAACTATTGGAAATGATTTAACTGTGACAGGAGAATTAGCAGTTTCAGGAACTGGACAATCAAGCTTTGGTGGTCAAGTAACCGTTCCAACAACCCCATCTGCAGGAACAGATGCGGCTTCAAAAAGTTATGTAGACACTTCCGTAACGGGAGCTTTAGTTTATCAAGGAGGCTATAATGCCACAACCAACTCTCCAGACTTAGATAGTGGAAGTAATATTGCTATTACAAAAGGATGGACATATACAGTTACTGTTGCAGGTGACTTCTTTACTGAGGCAGTAGAGGTTGGTGATTTGTTAATTGCTGAAGAAGATATGTCGGCAAGTGGAGGCAGTACCTTAGCTAAATGGACTACTGTCCAAAACAATATTGGAATTGCTACAGCAGCCGCAACAGATGGAGCAGCAGTAAAAGGTATTGCAGGTTTTGATTCTGACAACTTCAGTGTAACAACGAATGGTTGGGTTACTTTAGATACTTCAGGAGTAACAGCTGCAGCTTATGGTTCAGCTTCTGAAACATTAACTGCGACAGTTGATGCTCAAGGGTTGGTAACTGCAATGGCAGACACCTCTATTTCAATTACAGCATCTCAAGTATCTGATTTCTGTGCTGCGGTAGAAACATGTGCAGATAGTAATTTAACATATGCGGCAAATATTGGAGACAATAGTGCAGTAACCTATAGGGTAACTCATAGCTTAGACACCCGAGATGTAATAGTACAAATTTACGACACAACTACTTATGATACTATTAATGCGGATGTGGTTAGAACTGATCCTGATTATGTTGATATTACAACGGTAACAGCATTAGGAACAGCAGCAGCCAGAGTATTAGTATCTAAGTGTGCATAAACACTTAAATAAAATATGGCAATTAGTTACTTATCAGCGTTAGACATAGACAGTGGAATAACCACTGCATCTTCATCCACTCTTGCAGGAGCTACATTTACCTCTGGCTTAGCCATGGGTAGCAATGCTATAACAGGCGTTTCTGTGCCTGCAATGGCAACCGATCCCGATAAAAAGTGGAGACATTAAATATAGAACTGGTGCGCAAGTATTAGCCGATATAGGTGCTGGCACAGGAGGTGGAAGTGTTACTTCAGTAGGATTTACTCATGCAGGAAATGCTTTTACAGTAGGTGGTCAACCAGTAACAAGCTCTGGTACTATTGCTATAACAATGGCAGGAACTTCTTCTCAATTTATAGATGGTGCAGGAACTTTAACAAATTTATCTACTTTACCTCAAGGCGATATAACTTCAGTAGTTGCAGGTTCTGGTTTAACAGGAGGTGGTACATCTGGTGCTGTTACATTAAATGTAGGAGCAGGCGCATTGATTGATGTAGATGCGCAGATGCCATATTAGTAGATTTAACAGAATTAACGGACATGACTCAAGCTTGGGATACCTCGGCTGATGAGTTTGTAGTATTAGATGGTGGCTCATCACAAAAAAGAAAATTATCCTCAGAAATATTTGGATCAAACGCATTTAATTCTTCAACTATATATGCTGAACCAGGAATATTCTCTGGCGGAGGAACACCTACATTAGCCAGTGGAGTAACTGCGGCAGAAGTAAGAACTTTAATCGGAGCAGGAACTTCTTCAACTTCAGGAACAGTAACAAGTATAACGGCAGGAACAGGTTTAGATGGAGGAACTATAACAGGTTCTGGCACAATAGACTTAGCAGATACAGCAGTAACAGCTGGAAGCTATACCTCCACAGCTCTAACTGTAGATGCTCAAGGTAGAATTACTGCGGCTTCAAGTGGAAGTCCTGGAGATATAACAGCTGTAACCGCTTCAACAAACAATAGTTATTTAGGTATTACTGTAGCTACTTCTACTGGCCCTGTTCCAGATGTTGGTATAAATTTAGCTGGTTTAACAGCATTAGCCACACCAGCAGATGAGGATATATTATTAATTTATGACGAAGGTGTTCCACAAAACAAAAAAATTACAGTTGCTAATCTATTGGCTTCTGTTCCGCAAGGAGACCTAACAGGTTTAACAGCGGGGACGGGTATAACTATTACAAGTCCTACAGGGCCTGTACCTACTATAAATTGTTCTATTACAAATAATAATCAACTTACCAATGGAGCGGGCTATACAACTTATGCAGAGCCAGGAATATTTTCGGGTGGTGGTACACCAACTTTAGCAAGTGGTGTAACTGCAGCCGAAGTAAGATCTTTAATTGGCGCTGGAACAAGCAGCACTTCAGGAACTGTAACTTCTGTTACTGTAAGTGCAGGATCTGGACTTGGTGGTGGTGGAACAGTAACTACTTCAGGAACAATTACATTAACAGCAGATGTCACAGCTTCTTCTTCCACAACTTTTACAAACAAGGGTGGTAACATATCACAATGGACAAATGATTCAGGATATACCACAACCTCAGGAACAGTAACTTCGGTAGCTACTGGTGCTGGTTTAAGCGGAGGCACAATAACTTCAACAGGAACATTAGTATTGGATGTAGAAGACGCAACCACTACAACAACTTCAAGTAATGCGGATTGGTTTGCTATTGCCAACACTGCAGGAACAACTTATAAAATAGCTCCTGGGGATATAGATTTATCTACAATGAATAATGATAGTGGATGGACTACTAATTCAGGAACAGTTACTTCAGTAGCTGTTTCGGGAGGAGCTGGAATTAGTATATCTGGTTCACCTATAACAAGCAGTGGAACAATAACGGTAACTAATACGATAACAAATAACAATCAGCTAACTAATGGTGCAGGTTATACAACTAACACTGGGACTACTACCGCAAGTAATTCTCAAACATTTACTAATAAGTCAGGTAATATCTCACAATGGACTAATGATTCAGGATACACTACTAATACTGGAGACATAACAGGAGTAACTGCAGGAACAGGTATGAGCGGAGGAGGCACTTCAGGAACAGTTACTTTAAATTGTAGTATTACAAACAACAATCAACTTACTAATGGAGCAGGGTATGTAACTACCTCTGGTGTAACAAGAGTGGATGGTGGTACTGGATTATCAGGATCAGTTACATCTACTGGTTCTTTAGATTTGGATGTGGAAGATTCAACAACAACTACCACATCAAGTAATGCAGATTGGTTCTCTATTGCTAATACCGCGGGTACTACATATAAAATTGCCCCAGGAGATATAGACCTGTCCACCATGAATAATGATGCTGGTTGGACTTCAGCTACAGGTGATATTACTGCTGTAGTAGCAGGAACAGGAATGAGTGGTGGAGGCTCAAGTGGGTCTGTAACATTAAATTGTTCTATTACCAATAATAATCAATTAACAAATGGTGCAGGTTATACAACAAATGTAGGTGATATAACTGGTGTTACTGCAGGAACTGGAATGAGTGGTGGAGGCACAAGTGGAACTGTAACATTAAACTGTTCTATTACAAATAATAACCAATTAACTAATGGAGCGGGTTATACAACCAACACAGGAACTACTACCGCGTCTAATTCTCAGACATTTACTAACAAAGGCGGAAATATTTCACAATGGACTAATGACAGTGGTTATACCACAGCTGTAGGAGATATAACTGGAGTAACCGCAGGAACATTATTAGATGGTGGAGGAACATCAGGTACAGTAACACTAAATGTGGATTTATCTGAATTATCTACATCTACTACAAATGGTGATGGTGATTACTTTGTGGTAACAGACACTTCTTCTGCTCAGAGAAAATTAACTAAAGCCAACATCAATTTGTCAGGAATGAATAATGATTCAGGATGGACAACTAATACAGGAACTACCACTGCAAGTAATAGCCAAACTTTTACGAACAAAGGCGGAAATATTTCTCAATGGACAAACGATAGTGGGTATACTACTGCGGTAGGTGATATAACAGCGGTCACTGCGGGTACAGGCATGTCAGGTGGAGGCTCAAGTGGGGCTGTTACATTAAACTGTACTATTACAAATAACAATCAACTTACTAATGGATCTGGATATACAACCAATACAGGTACAACAACAGCCTCAAATTCTCAGACATTTACCAATAAAAGCGGTAATATTTCACAGTGGACAAATGATAGTGGTTATACTACTGCTTCAGGAGATATTACAGCGGTTGTAGCGGGTACTGGAATGAGCGGTGGTGGAACAAGTGGTTCTGTTACTTTGAATTGTTCTATAACAAACAACAATCAACTTACTAATGGTTCTGGATATACAACAAATACTGGTACAGTTACTTCAGTAGCAACAGGAACTGGGTTAGATGGATCGTTTACTACATCAGGTACAATTACTTTAGACTTATCTGAACTTACAGATATGACGGCTGCTATGACAGGTACAGATGAATTTATTGTATTAGACTCAGGAGCAGAAAGAAGAAAAGCAGCAAATGAAATTGGATTAAGTATATTTAGCAATGATTCAGGATTTACAACCAACACGGGAACTACTACAGCAAGTAATAGTCAAACATTTACCAACAAAGGAGGTAATATTTCACAATGGACTAATGATAGTGGTTATACTACTAATACTGGAGATATAACGGGTGTTACTGCAGGAACTGGAATGAGCGGAGGAGGTACTTCAGGAACAGTTACTTTAAATTGTAGTATTACTAATAATAATCAATTAACAAATGGTTCAGGTTATACCACCAATACAGGTACAACAACAGCCTCAAATTCCCAAACATTTACTAATAAAGGTGGTAATATAAGTCAGTGGACAAATGATTCAGGCTATACTACATCATCGGGAGATATTACTGCGGTAAACGCTGGTACTGGAATAAGTGGTGGGGGAACGTCTGGTTCGGTAACCATTACTAATAGCGGGGTTACGTCTATTGTCGCAGGAACGGGTATAGATGTGAGTGGTGCGACAGGAGCTGTTACTGTTTCTACAGAACAAGATATTGATACTGGTGCAGATGTTCGATTTGATTCTTTTGGAGTTGGAACAAATGCTTCAGGAACTACAGGAATGATAAGAGCTACAAATAATATTTATGCTTATTATTCTGATGAAAGACTTAAAGACTTTGAAGGAAAAATTCCTAATGCTTTAGATAAGGTTTGTCAATTAGGAGGATATTACTTTAGAGAAAATGAATTAGCTAAAGAGTTAGGCTATGATGATGATAAAAGACAGGTCGGTGTAAGCGCACAAGAGGTTGAAAAAATAATGCCAGAAGTAGTACATGTCGCTCCAATATCAGACACAGAAGTTGCTAATGGTGTAGAATATAAAACAGTTTCTTATGACAAATTAGTTCCATTACTTATTGAGTCTATTAAAGAATTAAAAGCTGAAATTGATGAACTTAAAAAATCTTAATTATGGCAGTACCAGGAAGTGGAGTATTAGATTGGACTTCTTTAGCTCAAGAATGTTATTATGGAACTTACGGTAGTGGAACAATTACTGGAATTATAGGAATTAAAGAATTGGTTATAGGTGGACAGGCTGGTAGTGGTGGCCTTACATATCCTGCAGTTAACACAGACAGTCCCTCACATCCTAACTCAAGCACTCCTTATGGAGCAGATGAATTTTATAGTTATGATAAAGATGCTGTAGCATTATATCATAAATATGGTACTCCTACGACTGTTCCAAAACCTGTTTTTGCATGTGGAGTAACAACATCAGCAGATAGATACTTTACTACGGTAGCTGTTAACGAATATGTATATACTGATGCTGCAGGAACAACACCTTTAGGAGCAGGAAACTGGGGTTATGGAGAAACAGCAGTAGCTTCAGCAGGCTCAAGATTTACAACAAATTCTTCAGGTTATATAACAGTATTTACTCCATGTTCTCCGAGTGATAGAAGACTGAAGAAAAATATAAAATTAATAGGATATTCTCCTACAGGATTAAAAATATATACTTTTGAGTATTTAGACAAGGTATTTGGCGATGGAGTTTTCCAAGGTGTAATGTCTGATGAAATACCAAGCTATGCGGTTATGAAGAATTGTTTTGGTGAGTATGATGCGGTTGATTATTCCAAAATAGATGTAGACTTTAAAAGAATATATTTCGCATGAAGATAGATGAAAGTAAAATAACAGAACATTCAGGAAGTAGTTTTAGTGTAACTAAAACAGATGGTGTTTCTAAAATAGATTTTGGGGGTAATCACTGGATAGAAAACGCTGATTATTATGGAGAGGTGTTGTTTGGTGACTGTGAAAGTTGTCCAGAAATGAATGCTTTATATGAGGGTGTTTCTTTTGATAACGTATTAGTAGGGGGTTTAGGTTTAGGGTTATTACCAGAATATGCTAAAACCGTTAAAAACTCTACTGTAGTAGATGTTATAGAAAATAACACAGAACTTATTGATTATGTAGATTTTATTGATTCGGATATAAATATTATTGAAGGGGATATGTATTCCTACAATAGTGATAAAAAATACGATCTCATTATAGTAGATTTGTGGTGGTATGAAAATGAAATTACAGATGAAAATAAAAACGACCTTTTAACTAATTGGTCAGACAACTTAAATGTGGGGGGAAAAATTATTTTACCTCTGGTTGTTTTATCATTAAACTAAAAGTATTTTTTATTATCTTTGTGAAATAATGTTTAACAAAAAAATTTAATACAATGTCAAAAAACTTAACAGACGAAGAACTACAAAAGGTTCAAAAATTAAATCAAGATTTTACAAACACTAAAATTGCGATTGCGGACGCAGAAGTACAAAAAAAAGTAATGCTTGATGCACTCGAAAAAATCAAAGAAGATTTTGCTGAGGTGGAAAAAGAGCTTACTCTTACATACGGCAAGAATGCTACTATTAATCTTCAGACGGGAGAAGTAAAAGATCCTCCAGTTGAAGAGGAAACAGAAGAGGCTGTCGTAGAAGAAAAAAAATAAATTATGGCAAAAATAAGTAACACAGGCGCTTACCCTGGTATTTCAACCCTTGATGCAGCAGATTATTTAATTATAACTGATGCGGAAAATGAATTAAAAACCAAGACAGTACTTGTGTCTGAGATGCAAAATTTTTTTGGTATAGATACCAATGTAGCTCATGTGATACTTAATGAAGCCCAAGTACGCGCAATGAATACAACACCAGCTGTTTTAATAGCTGCACCAGGAGCAGGGAAAGTAATAGATATAATGAGTATTGATACTTATTTGGATGCGGGAACGACAGTTTTTGCTTTTGGTAATAATTTAGAAGTAAAAATAGGGGCTACAGTTTTTGGAACATTAAGTTTACAATCTGCTAATTTTGCTACTGATTTAGTAAGTAAAATTGAAACAGGAGGAACTACTAAAGTAATAGATCAAAATACTGCAGTTACTTTAACTTCGGCTGCTGATTCCGCTACTGGGAATGGTGTAATGTATTTTAATATTTTTTATCGTATATTGACGGTAGGGACAACATTTTAATTAAATGGATATTAGAAAAATTTCTATAGGCGCTGACTATAAGTCTGGTGCAATGCACTATATAGTAGGGCAAGAAGTATTAGGTGGCGCTCATGTTATTCATCTTATACAAGAAGATTCTAAACATAAATCATTTAAAATTTGGATTGAAAAAAAGGGAGAGATTTTGTTATGGAAAGAGTTTAAAACTACCTTACCAATTTCTTTAGAATATAATATTAACTTCTAAATTATGGAGGATCTTCTTAAACAAAGCCTTATACAAGAATTAGCTCTGTATACTAATCAAAAAAAACAATCTAATTTATCTTTTGACTCACAGTTGGAGTTAGCAGATAAAATACATAATATTAAAATGAAATTAAATGGAGTTAAACCAACTGATTCAATAATAGATTGTATTGGTTGCGGCTCATAACCTTATATGCAATCACCTTATTCTTTTATAGTTACCCCTTTAAAAAATCGCAGATACGATAATATTAAAATGTATGGCGATAAAAAGTTTTATACCAGTGTTTCTGAGGAAGATCATACCGTTTCCAATAGATTTGCTAAAGTTGTAAATGTACCTATTAATTATAAAGGGGAAGTTCAAATCGGGGACACATTATTAGTTCATCATAATGTATTTAAATTTTATAATGATATGTATGGTAAAAGACAAAGCGGTAAAAGCTGGTTAAAAGATAATTTATTTTTAGTGGATCCAGATCAGTTTTTTTTATATAAAAGAAATGATGAATGGAAAGGATATGATAAATATTGTTTTATAAAACCTCTACCAAAAAAAGATTTTTATTTAGATGGTGTGGGAGTTCATGAAGAGCCGTTGTGTGGTAAAATTAAATATTCAAACCAACAATTAGAAAAATTAGGATTAAATGTGGGAGATGAGGTCTCTTATCAGCCTGATACCGAATATGTATTTTATATAGATGAGGAAAAGCTCTATCGTATGTTTACTAATAATATAACTATGTTAATATGATATATTTAATTGATGATTTTTTAGATTCTACATTTTTACAAATAACTCAAAATTATTTAAATGAGAGTAAGTTTACGGAGGTTGAAATGGGCGGTGATAGGCAGTGTTATGTTATACCTTCAAACTCTGATTTTGATGACTATATATTAAGCAGATTAGAAGTTATGGAGCAACGGGAGCTTAAAAATATTTTAAGTTTTTTTAGAGAAGCTACAGACACTTTAGACACCCAATGGAATATTCATTCAGATTTAAATATTGAAGGACAACGTCCTGATCGAGCTTTAGTATTATATCTCTCTCCACGCAAAAGAAATGATTTACACGGAACTGCTTTTTGGGAGCATGAGGTTTATGGTAGAGAGCTTCCTGTTGATGTAAGTGATGCGGAGTATGATAGAATGTTAGAGGTAGATTCTGAGAAATTAGAAAAATGGAAATTATCTACTGTATTAGGATATGAAGAAAATAGATTAATATCTTATCCTTCCAGTTATTTTCATAGTAAATACCCGAATGTTGCGTGGCCACAAGGAAGAAAAATTTATGTAATGTTTTATAAAATAGTTTAATGGGAGTGAATAATTTAGAGGTTGTTTTAGATTATCTTAAACTACTGCAAGAAAATTCTTTAAGAGAAGAAGATGTGGATAGGTTGATTAATAGTAAAGAGTTTGATGAGCGTGTAGGAGAAGTTGTGCCTGAAAAAACAAATCTTTATTGTATAAAAAAATCTTCTATTCATAAAAAAGGAATTTTTTCTAATCAAAAAATATTAAAAGATTCACTGATAGGATATGCTATTAAAGAAGATCATAGAACATTGTTAGGTAGATATACTAATCATTCTCCCTATAACAATGCTATATTTGTTGAGGATGGTAGAAATATGAAGGCTATTGCTACGCAAGATATAGATGTAAATGAAGAAATAGTTGTAAATTATAGAAATCACAGTTATGGATATAAATAAAATAAAAGAAGAAATAATAAAAGCTGGAGAGAAAGCTGTTACTCAGTTAATAAAAGTGGCTAAAGAGGATATAATAAAATACGATAAGGATGATGAGTTAGCTGCTGATAGATTAAAAAATGCAGCGGCCACTAAAAAATTAGCTATCTTTGATGCGTTTGAGATACTCAAAAGAATTGAAGAAGAAAGAGATAAAATAGACGGGAAAGAAAATGTAACCAATAAATTACCTAAAGGCTTTGCAGAATCACGATCACGATAGTATTTATTTTACGGAAAAAAATAAAATTCCTAAAAGTGTTTTTACGCGTAAAAATAAAGCGCGTACGTGGTTATATGGTTACAACGAAAAATATGATTTTATAATTATTTCAAAATCTGGTCAAATAGGTGAAATTATAAATATCTCAGGATTAAAAGTGGCGTTACCATTACAGCCTAAAAATATTTATAAACGCTCATCTAAAAAAGAAGATCAATATTGGGAGGCTCAAGAAACTCCTAAAGCTATTAGCCGAATCCCTTCTATATTTCATTGGCATGATGCTCCTTTATCTTTTAAAAAACAGTGGATTGATTATATTGAAACTGAATTTGATAGACGAGAACAAGGACATTGGTTTTTAAATAATGGTATTCCTACTTATATAACAGGTACACATTATATGTATCTTCAATGGACTAAAATAGATGTAGGACATCCTGATTTTCGTGAAGCTAATAGAATATTTTATATATTTTGGGAAGCTTGTAAAGCCGACAATAGATGTTTTGGTATTTGTTATTTAAAAATTAGAAGGTCTGGGTTTTCTTTTATGAGTTCATGTGAAGGGGTTAATACCGCTACTATAACTAAAGATGCCAGAGTCGGAGTTCTTTCAAAAACTGGAGGAGATGCTAAAAAAATGTTTACAGATAAAATAGTTCCTATATCCCACAACTATCCATTTTTCTTTAAACCTATACAAGATGGTATGGATAAACCTAAAACAGAATTAGCCTATAGAGTTCCAGCTTCTAAGATTACCAAGAAAAATATGTTTGATGTAGAACAAGACACCTTAGAGGGTTTAGATACTACTATTGACTGGAAAAATACTTCCGATAACAGTTATGATGGTGAAAAATTACAGTTGTTAATACATGATGAAAGTGGAAAATGGGAAAGGCCTGAAAATATTTTAAATAACTGGAGAGTAACTAAAACATGTTTACGATTAGGAAGTAAAATTATTGGTAAATGTATGATGGGTTCTACGTCTAATGCTTTAGAAAAAGGAGGGGGAAATTTTAAAAAATTATTTTATGATTCTGTTTGTACTAATCGTAATAATAATGGACAAACAAAAAGTGGGTTATATAGTTTGTTTATTCCTATGGAATGGAACATGGAGGGATTTATAGATAGATATGGGATGCCTGTATTACACACTCCCTCTACATATGTTAAAGGAATTGATAATGAAAATATATATAAAGGAGCTATCAACTACTGGGAAAATGAGGTGGATTCATTAACTATAGATCCAGATGCTTTAAATGAATTTTATCGTCAATTCCCTCGTTCTGAGTCTCATGCTTTTAGAGATGAAAGCAAACAATCTATTTTTAATTTAACAAAACTATATCAACAAATTGATTATAATGACACATTAATTAAAGAACATTTTATAACTCAAGGATCTTTTAGTTGGAAAGATGGTATTAAAGATAGTAAAGTGGTCTGGACTCCAAATAAAAGAGGAAGATTTTTTGTAACTTACATACCACAAACTCCTTTACAAAATAATGTTATTAAAAAAGGAGGCAGATTTTATCCTGCGAACGAACATTTAGGATCATTTGGGTGTGACTCTTATGATATTTCAGGAGTAGTAGTAGGAAGAGGATCGAATGGATCTTTACATGGATTAACTAAATTTTCTATGGAAGAGATACCAACAAATCATTTTTTCTTAGAATATATTGCGCGTCCTCAGACCGCAGAAATATTTTTTGAAGATGTGTTGATGGCGTGCGTTTTTTACGGCATGCCTATTTTATGT